ATCTTCATTAGCTTGATAAAAAACCAGGAAGGAAGGTAAACCAGATAAGTTAGCTAACGCTTCGGTTGTCGTTGTCGCTTTCCAAGTCTGGCCCCGATCAAAGCACGTCTCGGCCAGATACAATGGAGTTTTACAAACTTTGCAAATCCCGCACGCATCAATATCAATTAAGTAAACTTGATTATCTCTACACCACTCCGAATACGGATCGCCAGTATTAAAATAATTACCTTTTAAAGTTCCTCTAGCCAATTTCTGCCTCCATAATACCTAATCCGATTTCTCTTGCTATTTGTGGAACGATTGAGTTTCCAAGTGATTTAATTCTGTTTGCTCGATCTTTGTCCATTGTTGAGGATACCCCATTAGGAACTCCACAAAGTTTGGATTGAGTTTGCCACCAGTTTTTTCCCCTTTGTTCATAAAAGTTGTTAAAGGCATTCCCCCTTGTTTGTATTTCTTTGTTCTCTCTGACGCTGAATCTTGAGTTGGAGTTGGATACATTGCAGCCGATGATCCAGACACGTTTTCTTTGATGCCATGCACCTTTACCGCTAGCTGGAATAATAAAACTTTGCGTTTCGAAACCTTCGCTTTCCAAGTCATCGTGGATCTGTCTGAACACCATGCCGTCTTGGATGTTAATAATGCCTTCAACATTTTCCCCAATAAACCATTTGCATTTTGTCTCGGATACAATTCTAATAGTCTCATCCCAGAGGAAGCGATCATCGTCTGTTCCTCGTCTTTTTCCCGCAACGGAAAAAGGTTGGCACGGAAAACCTCCTGTGATAATTTCAGCTTTATATTTTTCTCCTTTGACATTTCTTACATCATCCTCGATTGGTACATTTGGAAAATTCTTTCGTAATACTTTTTGACAAAACTTATCTTTTTCAACAAATGAAATAGTTTGAAAAAATCCCGTGCTTTCCAAACCAAGTGAGAAGCCACCAATGCCAGAAAATAAATCAAGTACATTCACAGATCTCCATCTTTCCTTAATTGATTTAATGGATCTTTAAGAAGTTTTATTTGTTCTTGTAAATCAGCAATCTCCATTCTTAAATCCGCATTAATTTTTTGATGTCCAGAGCTTACTATTTTATAATTACTAAATTCCTCCTGGAGACGATCTATTTCCTTTTTAAGTTCCCAGATTTTATCATTAACTTTTTTGTTATCTCGTGGGTAACTATTAATTTTAACTTCGTTCTCGTATGTTTTATCTTCAGCCATTATGCACACTCCCCAGGATGTAACGCCAATGGATAATGATTAACCCATTGCATATAGACATCGCAAAATTGCTCGAATGAAGTTACAGTTTGATTGGCAGTTTGTTTCGGAAATAAAATTAGAGCTGTTACAAAAACTAAAATTAAATATTTCATATTTTTCTACGTCTCCCAAATATTGTTCTCCAAAACCAAGATCTACAAATACTTATTGCTGTAAAAATAACTGCGATGTGAAAGCTCTCCAAAACTGTTGGATGTAAATCAAAAAATGGAAATATATAAAGTTGAATAAATGTAGATAAAATTAAACCACTTCCAACATCTATAAAAGTTTCAAATAGATTTCTCATTTAGTAAATATAATCTCCGTTACTTCTTGCACCCAAGCAGCGGGTATTGTTGTGACGTTCCCTACTGTAAGAGATCCATCTTCGTCATCGATGATGTAATCGGTAAAGATTGTGATTTTTTCTCTTGCTTGTAAGATTTTATAACCAATCGAAATAGCGACAGCGGGTTTGGTGGCGATAGCTTTGTCGATTGACATCCAGCTGTTATCACTAATGCAATCAAGCCACTTAACTTCAACCAACGGGTAATCATTTATAGTTCCATTTAATGTCTGTTTCTTTTTATTCATAAAAACTAGCTGGCAAAACTTTGCCTTTTGTTTTCTCTTTAATGATTTTGATCCAATTTCTGCCAGGCATCCTTGACCCCTTGCACCACCTAAATATTGTGGTTGCTGGCGAGACACCTACTACACCTATTAAATCAGCTAATTTTTTGTAAGATAAACCTTTTGTAGTTCTGAATTTTTCTAATTGCATTCATTGTCATTATGGAAATGAACCCTTGTTGGCAATAGCCGATTACCGAAGTTGTCAACATATAACCAGAGTTGTAATTTACTGTAATTTTTGCCTGTTACACTATTGACATAACCAACTCGTTGTGTTTCATTGCCACCATGGTAAAAGTTATTGATATTTCAAATCAGAATTTAAAGGGTAATGAAGCAGATATGTTCTTAAAACAAAAGATGGAAGAAGTGAGTATGGATAGCCAAGAGCTAGCCTACAAATTAAAAGTTTCTCCAGTTACTACTCACAGATGGCTTAAAGGCGAAAGAAAAGTTAGTGTTGAGCAAGCAATAGAAATAGCTAAAATTTTGCAATGCAATCCAGCTGATATATTATTTCCCGCTAAAAAAATTGATAGCTTAGAATTACATGGTTACGCAGAAGATTACGTAGTTAGAAGATTACATAAAAAAAACTATAGAGAAATTATTATACCTGGTGGTTTTTACACACCACAAACAAAAGCTATTCAATTTTATGCACCAGGCAGAGAAGCTCATAACGAAATACATTTATTTGAAAGAGGTGGAACTACAGATTATGATTATAATGGTTTTAGTGAGGATGCTATTAACAGCACTTGCTATGTTGAGCCAACTGAAAAATCCAGAAAAAAAGGTTGCCGTGATGTTATTTGTTTAATTGAAATAGATAAATCACAACCAACATTTAGATTAAATTTATTACATCCAGAAACTAAAAAGCCAATGACGAAACTTACTTCAACTAATGTAGATCCTAGAGACATTAAAATTGCAGCTCCAAGAAAAATGTCTTTTTTCGAAAGTTACAATAAATATAAGCCTGGCAATGTGCCTTCTAATAAAATAAATCCCTTCAAATAATTATCCACAACCAACACAACCTCCGATTTTACCTAACTGGTTTTTAAACTTGCCAATAAGGATTTCTGTGTTTACCAATCGTTCCAATAAAGTATTTAATTTGTATTATGGAACCAGTATTAAAAGACGATTTTTTAGATAGCATTAAAGATTTACCAGAGTGGGTTAAACTTTATAAACTTAATCATTGGTCGCCTTCTCAATTAAATTCTATGGATTGTATGTGGGGTTATAAATATTTATATCTCACGCAAGAGCAAAGAAGAAAACTTCCAATCAATTCTAAAATGTTTACTGGCGTATGCCTTGGCGATATGGGTATTTTAAAATTTGGCAAATACTTATGGGAAACTAAAGTTGGTAAAGGTTTAGTTAAAACAGAGATCCTACCCCAAAGAAAAATCTTTGATAAAATTTTAGAAAAATTTAATGCGTATGAGCCAGCGGATGAAGCAGACAAAGCTCAACACGATCAAGCTAGATTAGGTTTAGCAATATCATTTGAAACATTAAAAAATGGCATAAAAGAAATTAATTTAACCTCCCCTATTGAATGTGAAAGATATGTTTCATTAACTTTAGATGGCTGCGTGTTACCTACGATTGGCAGAATAGATTTTGAAGATGAACATAATTTTGTTGAAATGAAAACAAAACATAGAAAGAAAAATAGACCAAGAAAAGATGGTACTTCAAATTATTCATTACCTAAACTAGATGAGGGTTACATGGGATGGGAAGAACACGTTTCTCAAGTTGCCTTCTACTTTTTTGCCAATGAAGAAAAAAAGAAACCACACTTGTTCGTAATGAATGAAGAAGATTATAAAATTTTTACCCCAGAAAATTGCGAGGATTTAAAACCAGAAAATTTGCGCAAACGTTTGAACCGATTAACTATGGTTGCTAAACGTAGAGAACGTGTGATGGCTAATCATGCGGGTAAGACTACTTGGCATCAAGATATTAACCCAGACTTTGGCCACTTCTTCTGGAAGAACATGGGAGAGCATAAAGATATTGCAATGAAATTATGGGGGTTAGATTGAAAC